TTCAGCATTCGATGGCTGTCAATCCCATGATCCAGAAAAAGAGAATTGTGTATCGAGGGCGCTGAAAAAATCTATAGACATAACTCTGAAAAAATCTGCGGCAATAAAGACCGATGAAAAACAGCCGAACAAACTTGAATTAAAAATCATCCCGGAATTCAAAAACCTGATCCCTGGACTATCATCTAAGGAATTCAGGGGACTAGAAGAATCATTACAGTCAGAAGGTTGCCGGGATCCGATCGTTACCTGGAAAGGAATCATTGTCGATGGTCACAACCGATATCAGATTTGCACCGCTCTTAAAATCCCCTTCAAAACCATTGAACGGGAATTCGCAGATGAAACAGAAGCCAAGATCTGGATCATCAAAAACCAGTTTGCACGGCGTAACCTCATACCATACGTCCGGGCAACCCTGGGCGATTCGCTGAAAGAAATGATAGCTGAGAAGGCAAAGGCAAATCAAATACGAGGTGGCTCCGAGAAGGGTTTGTCAACATTGACAAAAGCTATCGACACCCGAAAAGAGATTTCAAAAATTTCAGGAGTGAGCGCGGGTAGTATTCATAAAGTGGAGTTCATCAACCAGCGAGCTCCCGAAGAACTAAAACAAAAACTCGCAAACGGTGAAGTCTCGATCAACAGTGCGTATAAAGAGATCAAGAACCCCGGCCTCTTCACCAGTGAAACCGATGAATGGTATACCCCGAAAGAAATCATAGAATCCGTCCTCAAAGTATTCGGCGGGCAGATCGATGTCGATCCATGCAGCAACAGCAGCACCGACCCGATCATCCCGGCGAAACTCCATTTCACAAAAGAGGACAACGGATTAACAAAACCCTGGGTAGGGAAGATCTACATGAATCCCCCGTATGGTAGGGAGATCAAAGAGTGGATCCTGAAACTCATCGAGGAAAAAGAAAAGGGCAACATCGAGGAAGCCATAGCCCTTGTCCCATCTCGGACAGATACCGAATGGTTCACAGCATTCGATCCACATCCCTGGTGTGCCATAAAAGGAAGGCTCAAATTTTCCGACAATCCCAACAGTGCCCCTTTCCCCTCGGCGATCTTTTATCTCGGACGCGATGAGGACCTGGAAGGCCTTGAACGATTCTTCCGGGAATTCTGCAAACACGGGATCATCTATCAAACGATTCAGCAGCAGATGGAGGTCAAAGATGTCTAACCAGGGCCACCATGCAAATGTCACGGGGAATTCAGCGGAAAATGTTATCAGGTGTATCCTCATCGAAAAAGGTTATCAGGTGAAACGGAATTCCCCGAAATATATTAACATCTACGGAGAGTATGCAAAACCCGATCTCTTCGTCCAGGGCATCCCAGGTCATGAACAAGGGCTTATCATCGAAGTGAAATATCAATCGGTTGGCGGTTCAGTCGATGAGAAATATCCCTTCCTAATTGAAAATATAAAAACAAAATATCCTTACCCTACGGTCATTGTCATTGACGGAAACGGGTACCGGACAGGTGCATTGACCTGGTTAAAAATGCATGTTGATGGTAAAAAATTAATTAATATTTTCGGTATAAATGAGTTCCTTTCCTGGACAAACAAATTAGAGAAAAAAGAAAGGAAACCTGTAATCTCGAACGGGAGAAAGGAAATCACGTTTGAGAATTTCCAGGGGGTCAGGGTATGAGCAAGAATTTCAACACCCTGAACGGCCGGGACGCTCCAGGAGTCAAAGGACCGCGGATGTCAACCAGGGATTACAAAATCGGGGGACACCGGAGAACATATGCGAAAGCCCGGGTTTTCAAAATCGAATTAAAAAATCAAGGATTCAGGGTCAAGATAAGACCTGATCCCACAAAAGGCGGATACAATATTTTTTACAAGGATATCAGGAGAATCGACCAGGAAAATAATGACAGGCACCGGAGGCGATCGCGATGATGGAGATACGACTAACTCAAGGAAAAATCGCTCTGGTTGACGATGTAGATTTCGATCGGGTGAATAAATACCGATGGTGTTACCAGCATGGTTATGCCGTCCATAATACAAGACAAAATGAAAAAATTATCCGCACCTATCTTCATCATTTTATTTTTGGTCGACCGATTAGGCCGAATCAAATTGATCACATCGATGGCAATGGATTGAACAACCAAAAATCAAATCTCCGAATTGTGACAGCTCGTCAAAATTGCCAAAACAAGCATATTAAAAAATCTAGTAAATTTGTCGGAGTCTGCAAAAACAAAGCCGGCGGAAAAAAATGGAGGGCAGTCATAACGATCAATGGTGTTCAACAACATCTCGGATTATTTCGCAGTGAAAAAGCAGCAGCCCTCTGTTATAGTAAAGCAGCCTCGGATGTGAGCCCATGATTTCGGGGTCATTTGTTGCGGGCATGGGTATGGCGACGATGGCAATCTTCGGATGGGCTCAACTAATTGAATTGACACGCCATCGGAGTATGTTAGAATATCCGACCCCCGATATCAATTGGTCGTGGGTAACAATGATGATAATCGGTTTCCTGGCTTTTTTGATAGGGAGTGCGTTTGAATGACCCACATCCTCCTGGTTGCACCGGTCCAGGAAGTCGTCCTGCACAACATAGAGATCTGGGATAACACCGATGTGCACAAAGTCCAGGCATTCATCAAAGACAAAACGAAGGACTACGGGGACATCGAGAGGATCATAATCAGCATGGGAACAGTCCGGATCATGGACAAGGACGACCCGATCCCGATCCCGCTGCAGTATGGCGGGGGTCCGATACCAGCGTATGCAAAGGAGAGGAAAGATGTGCGATAAAGCAGCGTTCAGGCCAGCAGTCCAGCAGCAGCCCCGGTCAGACCGGGAGCTCCTGCAGGCTGCACGGGACCTATGGGAGAGAAGGGAGCAGGAGCGGGATGCTGATGAGTGAACAGACTGAAAAATTAACAATTAAACAAGTAATAACAATGCTTGAAAAAGTAGATCCGGATTCAGAATTTTGTTATGCGTATTTTAATCCTGAGGGTCCAGGATCAAAAAACTATACTTACCATTTACCCAGGTTCGTGAAGATTTCTGTGGAAAGGATTAACGAACATGAAAAAGTTTGTATCATAAAAGGACCGGGACCTGGATGACTGAACGGACTCACATCAGAATCAAAGAAGTCAGGGAAAACTTCAGCTGCTTCCTGCTCCTGGTTCTCGTGCTGCACAGCCACGGAGTGATGTAAGATGGATGATGAATCAAGAGATATCCTTTCATTGGTAATATTTCTCTTAATTTGTTTGCCTTTTGCTTTAGTGGTAATATTATTACAATAATCTCTTTTCCCAGGATTTTGCACAATCATAATGCAATGCGGCAGGGTCCTCTTTCTGGCTCGAGCCAGCTGCTCTGGCCATGCGCCAGGAGGCTCGACCCGTCCCGACTTTCTGACCCGCCAGCCAGGATCGTATATGCAGTACTGGATAAAGGGAAACGCGATTAACCGCAGCAAGTCCACCAGGCACAATCCAGTTGCGGAATCAATCAATGGAGGCACCGGTTAGGGATCCGTGATCACGTTTAGAAGATGAACGGAACGCTCAGTAATCAGAGCATGGCCTGGGATAAATTTTTGTCCCGGATATCCTCCGTCGGAGATTCAAGAAACTTTTATATACTGGACAAAACGACACTGAATTATGTCACTGAAAACAGGACTCCAGAACCTTCGTGCAGACATGAAGGTCAGGCAGGAAACCGCGAACGCCCAGGTTGTATCAGGAACGCAGCGTGCAAGGTTAGCACGGGTAATGGGAATGACCTTTGCATGTGCATTCGTCATGATGCTCGCAGCTCTCGCAGTTCCCGCAAGTGCAGCCGTTGATATCAACGCGACAGTCTCACCAATGATCGCCGGGATCACAGCGCTCATCCCCGCGATCGTGGACCTGATTGTCAGCATTGTCCCGGCCATCATCACACTTGCGATCGTCGGATTCATTGTCAAGTTCCTTGACAAGATCCTCGCCATGTTGAGCCTCTGAACAAAAACAAACTTTTTTTATCTGCGTTCTCCCAATAGGAGAATATGGATAAAAAATTTGATACGAAAGTATCACACTTTTCTACAAAAGTAAAAATTATTCTGGTTCTCATTTTCACTTCATTGATTCTTCCTGGTGCACTTTCACAGACAGTCAGCTTTGCGCAGCCGGACACACTGACCCAAAAAGACATTTACCTTTATGCCGCTAACGGGACTCTCCTGGGATTATACAATACGACATCGACCGGGATCGAACTCCCAAATGACACAGACCTCATTTTCACAATAAAACCCCAATATTCAACACCCCTTGACGATCCCTCGGGATTCCTCGGAGGTCTGATTGCAGCTGTCCAGACAAACGCCACGACCATTTTACTACTCGGACTCATCGGGGTAATGTTATTCAAACGGTGATAATATGAGGTCCCGATATTTCACATCAATAATCCTGGTTTTATTTTTAATTAGTTCAGCCTCCGCAGCACCGATCATAAACCCCTCCGTAGAATCCCAGCCGATCCAGTGCCGGCTCTGGTTCACCGAATGGATGTGCGTAGAAGGGGGATCAGGATCCCCAGGCCCGCAGGGACCTCCAGGACCATCAGGGGAATCGATTGTCAATTACTTCAACCTGTCAGCCTCGAACGTTTCAACCATCTCAAATATCACCAATTTTTTTACCGTCTCGGAGATGAACCAGACTCCGAACATGACAGCGGGACCGCAAGGTATCCAGGGCATTGCCGGGGTCAATGGAACTGACGGAGCTCCTGGGGAACAAGGACCGCAAGGTATCCAGGGCATCCAGGGTATCCAAGGAAATCCCGGTCCACAGGGTGAACCTGGACCGGCCAACATGACCGCAGGCCCTGCAGGTGAGCAGGGACCGCAAGGTATCCCGGGGATTCAGGGAGATCCCGGTCCGCAAGGAGAACCTGGACCGGCCAACATGACCGCAGGACCTGTAGGTCCGGCAGGGGAGCAAGGATCTCAAGGCATTCCTGGAACAAACGGCACATCATTTACCTGGCGCGGAGAATGGGACTCCATCGATATTTACACTCAAAACGATGTGGTTCAGTATGACGGAAGTTCCTATATCTGCCTGAATGAAAACTCCGCAGAAGAACCAACAACATACACCACTGACTGGTCGTTATTATCCCAAAAAGGCGATCAGGGTATTGCAGGAGCGGCCAATATGACCGCAGGACCGCAGGGACCAGCGGGGGAAATACCGGACAGCTCACAGTTTCTTTTCCTAAACGGAACCAGGGCAATGACCGGGAACCTCTCGATGGCCTCTCATTATATCACGGGTCTCTCATCCCCCTCGATTTCGACCGATGCGGCCACAATGGGATATGTTGATGGCACATGGCAGGCATGCAACCCAACCCCGGGATGGATCGGAACAACACCAACCGGGATCACCATCATCTGCAGATATCGATCGATAGGGAAAACCGTAAACTTTAACGCCTATATCGGGGCTACAGACAGCAACGGCGCAACGCTGACAAATTTCACATTGCCTATTGCTCATACTACAGAAACCGGGGTTTTGACGATGTTCAACGGGGTTGAGCAATACGGAACGAGTCTTACCTCAATCGCCAATCCCTACGCGTATTCTCGTCAACTGACAAATACCATAACTTCTTTCATTGATTCAAAAGCGGGAACCGACAACCAGCAGATCCGGTATTATGTGACGGGAATCTACGAGGCGGCATGATGAAAAAACAGGTTTTGATTTTGGTTTGTTTCCTGATGGTTCTATCAGGAATCGGAATAGTCAGCGCAGAAACGTTAACAGGTTCTCTCGGAGCAGTTGGTTCAAATTCAACATTATACACCGTTGCTCATACAGGAGCGACCGGATCATATCTATCAAAAATTTCTTCAGGAAGTTTCCAGAATACAGCAGGCACCCAGACACTAATATTATTCTTCAGCACAGTTCCGACATTTGATGTAGGTGCACCAGCAGGAGCCACCACATTGTTCACTGCACAGCTCACCGATGCTTCAGGAGTTGTGTTAGGTGATGGGACGATGGGATACCAAAGGCAGTTCGATACAGGTGGTTCAGAAGTCCCCGGTTTCCTTTGGGCTCAATTCACAAATTATTCCACAGGTGGATATACGGGCGGTCAGTCGTTGTATATGAACTATTCCAGAAATGCTCTGTATAATTTTTCCTATACATGGACAGGAACTACAGGAGCACCCGCCAGTAATTTTCACTGGGTTCAGGCTGTAGGAGCTGATCCAGTATCAGGGGATTATAATCACGTAAAAGATGTTTCAGCAACAGCAGACTATACTGCGACAAAACCAGCAGGCCTTGGGATTGAAGGTGTCATAACAAAGACACAGGGATTATCACAGGCTTTCGTGTTCTCATCAACAGGTGCAACAATAACCTCGCAGTCTGCGGCATCAGAAGATGACTTCAATTTCACCGTTCCAAATGATCAGATCATAATTGGGATCTACACAAGCAATGCAGTCTGGTTCAACTCCTCTGTTCTCTTCAGTCCAGGGACAACACCGACACCAACAGCAACCCCAACCGCTGCACCGACCATCGCACCAGGGTATGTGAGGACCAGTGTTGAAACCATTGACGGGACGACCGGAAATACGATCCACGGATCAAACATTTTCCTGTATGATGTTGAGGGATCCGCATGGAGCAATTCATCCTCTGACGGTGACGGGATCCACTACATCGACACACTCCCCTATCATACTATCAACGCTTATGGGACGTTCACGGAGTTTGCAGGGGAATACACAGATGCCTCCGCGCTCTCATTACCGACCGGCTATTACGGCGGATTCACGTATTACCTCTCGATGTTCCCCCCGGCTTTGAGTCCAGGGGAAGGGAATGTCAATTTATATGTCACGGTCATGGATGCCGATACCTATGCCCTCATCAATGATGCAAGTGTCCAGGTCAGGCTCCCGACCGGTGCGGTCCAGGGAGGATCCTCAGGATCAACGGGCACGGAGGTCTTTGTCGTCCCGAACAGTACCGTGATCAATATCGCAGCAACGAAATACGGGTATGTAGGTTCAAACACCGTCATTAACTCCGGATCAGGGACAACAGCATCAGCAAAGGTATACATGCACAAAGCAGTGATCACGACAATACCGACCAGCACGATCCCCCCCGGGGGTGTCACACCGGTGATCACGGTTGACTCCAGATCGGCAAGTGAAAAAGACGTTGCCATGATGGACAAGATTAGGGATGCAGGCCCGGACCTGATAGACCTGGCAATAGTGGCCACAATATTGGGGCTGCTCTGCCTGATGACCAAAGGGTTCTAGGGGGGGGATCATGAAGCCTCATATCTTTCTCCTAGTATCAGTTCTCCTTGCAATAACCCTTGTATTTCCGGTGAGTGCAGTGGATCTAACAGGGTATATGCTGGAACCGTTGGATACACTGAAAACCCAGAAAATAGAGTTCAATGACGTCTACAATATAACCTACGATGCATCGACAGAAGGCAACGCGATAATGCTGATCCATTTCAAAGTGCCGATGGATCATCAGGTAGATTATATAATCTACACCTGGCAGGAGCAGTTACCAGGATCAGCATCAACAACCTGGAACCTTTCGATAATCCCGCCAACAACCACAACAAGCAGTATCACGTTTTCAGGAGAGACAAAAGCCTATTCCTATCTTGATACCAACCCGGAATTTGATTATTTTCTGTCAGGATATGCAAAGGAAATATCTACCAATACCTCAGGGATTATTGTTTACAATGCTGGTTATGGAAGCTTCGATAATTCCCTTGCAATTTTTCACCCGGTAGGATCTGCTACAACAAACCTGATATATCGGGTTGACCTCTCTTCAGACGCACCATTCGATGCCGATATAACCTTTGCAGAAAACGCAGCCGTTGCAAAATCGGTATCAAAGAACTGGCTTGAAATTGTAATGGACTGGATCAGTCTTGCGATCTCGCTAGCAGTTTTTGTTAAAGATATCGTCTTGGGAACATTCACCTGGATAAAATTCCTGTTCGTGGATAACCTGCTCATGATAGTAGCCATCTATACCTCGATTAACATGGCAGTGGCAGCCGCCACAAGTAAAAACATATTCAAATTCTTTGGGAAATTTTTCAACAATCAAATAAAACTGTTCCATTTCATCCTCGGATTATGGAAAACACTGGTCGATATCATCGCAGAGTTCAGGAGTATATTCCATGTATGAATCTCAAAAAACAGGAATGGAGATTATGAAAATCAAGTTTATTGAACAATGGAAATTCAAGATGTTCGGAAGGTCGGTCCCAGCAGTCAGAGCGGGAGAGATCACAGATAAGGGACTCATCGGGTCTCTCGAACTGATTGGACCGGTAAAGAAACGAGCGAACTCTCTCATAAAGACATGGGACAGCAAAGGATGGGAGATCGACAAATACTCCCAGCAAATCACGCTGATCAACGAGAAAGGGATATCAGAAAGGGCAGTCGTGGTCAGTGAATCAGGGAAAACAATCAACCTCTATACAGAGCCGAAACAGACCCCGAACCTGGAGGAAGTGATCGGGTATGCTGCAACCATGGACGATATCGCTGAATCGATGGACATGGGGAAGAGTATCCGGAATATCCTGATCGGATTAGTATTCGGGATCCTCGTTGGTATGTTTGTCCTGGGTCCGATTTTCACAGGGATGGCACAGTAATGCCAGAGAAAAAGAATGAAGTCGCAACCAGGCCGCCGCCTCCAGTCACGACCCAGCTGAACGGAGGACAGTATAAACCTGAACAGCTGGACCCTGAACTCGCCAACCTCGCCATGGCTCGGCTACTTGTTGAGAAATCAGGAACACCCTCGATCCTCAACAAAAAGCAGATTGTAAGGTATGGGATATTCAACGCATTGAACCACATCCCGCCAACCTACCTGAAAATCAGTGATGAATACCAGGATGAAGAAGGGATCCACCCCGCAGTATACGACCAGATCAGTAAAGGAAACCCGACCGGCTATGACAGTTCGTTAAGGCTGGCCGTGTATCGGGAGGTTGCTGCACAGTCGATAAATGAAGGCGGGAAATACTTCGAAAAGGTCTGGGCATACCTCATGAAACCGAAGTATGTGATCAACGGAATGACGATGGGACCCGGGTTGATGGAGGAAGAAAAAAAGGAGAGTCTTGCAGGACGGTTTATGAATTGGTTTAGTGGAGGTGGAAAAAAGAATGAGCAGTCAAATAATTCTTGATCTTCAGGGTATCGCAAACGGGACCGGGAACATCACCATCACCCCGGCTGAATACTTTGCCCTGAAAAAAGAGATCCTGGCAACCTGCATTAATTTTGGAGAGGTCTGCCTTGCGGTAGGATTCATATTCGGGGCAGTGAGCGTCTACCTGTATTTTAAGGACAAACAGGAACGGGAGAAAAATGACATCATATAATCGGGGGACCTCGGCAAAGGAGTTCTTTGGGATCCCAGGTCTGATCTTCCGGGCTACAGATCGGTATGGATTAGGGACACAGACGTATGAAGAAAAACGAGTCCTTCTCCATAAAATCTATTCATACCTTCGTGGGTATCTCCCGGTCCTCTACAACAAGGACAATAAAATTGAGATCTATAATGCTGAAATTGCTCCCCTCCTTGATGATGTATCGGAAGAAATCAAGAAAGCACGAGAGGCCTATAAGCCTACGTTTGAAGGACAGAAAACCTGCGATCCCGATGAAAAAATATTCCAGACAATCATGGACGGTATTTTTGAGATGCTGATGGAAATTATCTCAATTAGCAAAGTGATCGACAAAGAAAAAATGGAGACAGAAGAGGTAGTCTTCTGATGGCCAGGACAGTGGGGATCCCGAATAAGTTCCTGGCTAAACTGGATAATAATCAAAGGGCGTTCCTGATCACCGCGGTAGGGTTGAGATTCTATGATGAGTTTCTGACGAAACATGGGAAACATGGATACATTTTTGGAACGACAGGATCAGGAAAAACGAATAAGGGATATGCATTTGTTGATTGGCTGAAATACCTGGAAATCCAGATCTGGTTTGATACCGGGAAAATAGGGGAAATCCTGCCATTGTTGTGCATGGATCGGAAGGTGAGAATAATCACCCCGTATGGGACGAATATAACAATTGAAGAAAGAGTAAACGGAAAATGGGAGAGAATAAAGGATCACCCCGAAGTGATCCCAGTATCATCACCAGACGATGCGATATCATCAATCAGTACCGGGTCATGGGACAGCTCGAGAAATAACGTCAAAGATACAATTACCATCATAAGTTTCAGGAATGGTTTTTCCAGAAAGGAATATGCGATTGAGTGGGTAGCAGAGTTTTTTGAAAGGTTAGCGCAACGGTGTAGGATTGGACCTATGCCATCCATACTCCCGGCTACAATTCATATAGACGAATCACAATGGGCAATCGCCGGGAAAAGGATATCAGGAGAAGGTGAGCGGACGAAAGCCAGTGAGGCGATCACGGAGAACGCCCTGGAGTTAAGGGCTGCCATGATCCGGCTGATACTTTATGCACAGGGATACAAGAACATCCCTCCAGCTGCACGGGAGAATATGCTTTTCAACGTCATTTGCCGGGGGGGGTATGTCACCACAGAGGAGAACGGGAACCTTTCAAAATGGTGCAGGTTCGCACCACAAAGGGATCCACCGTCACCGATGCAATTCAAAGTCTATCACGGCCGTTTTGTTTTCGAGAACGGGGATTCATATCCTCCACAAAACCCCTGGTCATTCCGGTTATATCCGATTGAAGAACGGGACAGGATCTGGATCTCCAGGTTGCGGGTGAAGTATGAAGGATATCACGATATCAACACAGACAAAAACGAAGTCGAAGAAGAATGCCTCCCCGAATTGGGAAGGTTTTCAGCTCTGGCGATTAAGCCAGAGGTTCAGGAAATGGCTGAAAACCGTTTCAATGCACCACGGGGAGAAATAGAAGAGGAGAAGGAAGATCCGGAAATGAGAAAACGACAGGAAGAATTTTTGAAAAAATGGGGTGCAGAGGTATGACTGAACCGAATTATCGAGGCATAATAAAATTGCTCGGAGCGTCAGCGATCCTGGTGATCCTGCTAGCGCTGATGGTCAGTACCAGCGGATGTGTCACCAGTGCAAAGGAAGTATACAAAGGCTTGACAGCAACACCGGTCCCGACAACCACTCCCCCGACACCAGAACCGACACCGATCCCAACAGTTCCGCCAACACCAGCAGCGATCGAAACCCTTGCAGCTCATTACGTGGACCCATTTGCTCATGGGGAACGCTGGGAAGACCAGTGGTTCGAATGGGAGCGCAAGGATGTCCAGGGCATCAATGGAGAAGGGACAAAGGATCTCCTTGTCGGGGTAGTCTGTTACCGCCATGCCTTCCTGGATTATTATACCTGGTGGAATGCAGCCCTGGGGAACTACATGGTCCAGAAACCCGGTGAAGGAAACCGGTATTTCGTTGCATGGGTCCATGAAGAGATGCTGGGCAATGATTCGAGTTATGACCCGTCAATGTGGATCTTTGATGAGGAGGCGTTCAGGCTCCAGGTCAGGGACACCCTGTATAGCCCGGACCTCACGCATAACCCGGTGAACAGGATCCGGGAACTCGATCGCCAGTATGATTTCTATGATACGACCATCGCCGGTCCGTTCGCCTGGAAGGTCAGGTATAGCGGATACAATCCGGAAACGGCCGGGTATATTGCAGAGCGGATCGGCTGGCTGCGCCTGGGTCGGGGGAATGCCGTGGACGGGTATATCCTGTTCGAGATCCCGAAAGACACCATGGAGGATGAGATCGCCTTGCTCGGCTCATTCTCACGGTTCGGTTCAGCGTATTGGAAGTTCACCAGGTAAGATTGTGTATAGCATCATATGGTTTATCACCACGATTGCACGGGCGATCATCTGTTCAGTCAAAAACAAACGGTGTATGACCTGCAAAATACAAGACTGTGAATTCAAGATGATGATACCATGACGGATGAAGAGAATTTGAGGATCTGGGCGATAGGGCTCATAGTTATTATCCTGATGAAATTGTTGAGGGACGAGTACTCAATAAGCCTGCAAGAGCTGGCCGGGTTAAGTGTGCTCCTGATTATCGTTTCAATAATGTTGCATGCCCTCAAAACCCGATTGAAAAGAAAAGAGAATGAAACCAGCTCCCTGGCACTCGAGGAGCTCACGTGAACGCATGTGAAAACATTTGCGTAAGGAGGTGAGGTATGCAAATAACAATTGAAGATACAACGCCATTATTGGAACTTCCTATGAAGATCAGAAAAAAAGTGCTGGCAGCATGTTTACTCTGTGCAGGCGCGGGCATTGCGCTGATGAGTATTTTCATGAAGTTTATCTGATCCTTTTCCGCGATGACCCGGGAAGAATCTCACCCGGCGATGGCCAAAGAGTGATGGAACACCATTTCAAAATGCAGGGCAACATAGCAGGGACAGGTCAGGCTGTCCCTGTTCTAAAACTTCACTGCTTTTCTTTAACCCGGTTAAAAAGTCCGGCTAGGATTGATATTATCCCTACAATCAATCCGATAAAAAAAATCCAATTAATGTATTGAGTGCATCTGATAACGGGTAAAGGTGATGAGCACAATTCGGCAGCCTTTGCTATTGTTATATAGTTTCCAAAAAGTCCTGTCGAAACAACCGGGAGAGCATAAATTACCAGGATAGCAATCACCCCAAAACCGACTGGATAAATATCAGGTTTGTAGACGGTTTTCGATCTCATCAGGTCAATCTTTTTCCCGCAATTCCCGCAGAAGGCCTTCCCATTAGTCAGGTGAGCACCGCATTCAGGACAATACATAATCACTGATCCGGCAGAGCATCAGCATAAACTCTTCTTTGTGAAGTCACGAGCCTCACCGGCTTGTTCTGTTGGCAAATCTTACAGGCTCACGTGTGATTGTATCCCCCCATAGAAAAGAATGGCTATTTTAGGGTCTGACACTTGTCTGACACATATTTATTATCTCCCGGTTCGTAAAAGGAGATCACGGTATTCAGCAACACCGGGAACTCGAGAGCCCGTACTGTTTGCAGTGAAATACCTGCATGATGTTGCGATGCCCAAGGGGAGCGCTCAAAAATACCAAAATGCGAAAAACCGTTTAACGGGGTTAAATCCCCGAACGGGAACTTCGCAGAATAGGTACTCTGAGGCCAATTGGGTAAAGTAGCGGCATCAAATGATACAAAAGTAGAATCTCGTTAAAGATAAGCGTTGAACACCAGAAGGATGTCAAGCCCCTTAACGATTGTGATTCTACGGAAGGTAGATTATCATGGGTGAACCATCGAAAATCGGTGGCGCCGCCTCTCCAGACTGTCTAGGAAAAGAGGGAACGGACGCCAGATCTCAGTTGAGCCAGGAGAACAAAAAAGTTTCGCCTTTCTGCCGGGACTGCAAACCAATTGCACCGGGTCTTTTATCGACATCGTTTCGGATATTTACCGATCGGGTCGGTCTCACATGGTTGTGTGAGAAGCCGTTGACGTGTGATTATGCGATTGTCCTCAATGGAGCGATTGCATCCTGCAGGGTGCGGACCGTCCAGCTCAATGCAGCGGAGAAGGAGCTGGGATTCTTATGAGCTCTTACACTATCACAGAAGAGCCGATCCCCCAGGCCGTCCCGGTGATGTTCCAGAGACTCCAGAAAGAAGCCCTGGAGCCTGTTGAGCAAGGGGACGATGCGATCGTATACATCGAGAAAGGTATACGGGTATTCGTCAGGAACAGTCCTTCCTTTATCCAGGGAATCGCGGACCTGCTCAAAATCCAAGGGATCCCCTTCCGGACATTCAGGAAAGATGAGGTTAGGGAGATTGAATCTTTGTTTTCAGGTTTAGACGGGAAGCGGTATACCTGGTTTTGTTACGAATGTAAAAGAAGCGGAAGGACGACAATCAAGGAGTTCCAGTGTCATGAGGGGTATACTCTCGTAGACCCGGAAGGGGTGCACTGATGAAACTCGTTATGTATCTTGTTCCTGGTCACGACTATAACCCCCGATTTAAACAGATGCAATCTTTCCAGGATGAACTGGAGAAGACCGCACGGAGAAAACTCATGATGCTTCCCTACGATACTGTGGAGATCCACGGCGTTATGGATGAAGTAAACCCCCTGGATGTGCACTGATGTCGGATCTAGTCCTCCATGTCCGAAAAGTATATTTTGTTCAGATAAAATCTGGTGAAAAAAAAGAGGAATACCGAAAATATTCCAAGTATTGGTTAAAGCGGTTACGTGATGGGTCAGGCCGTGATCGGATATTCGATCAGATCCTGATCGCGTGTGGATATCCTTCGAAATCAGATCATGAAAAATGGTTATCTTTCCCGATGGATGAGATCGTCGTGAAAAAGGTAATCAGTCCGGAATTCGGGAAAAGACCGGTGCAAGTCTTTGCAATCTCACTGAAAAAGGAACCTGATCTGATCATTGCCTCAAATGAATGGAAAGAAAATTCACAACCGATTGAGCAGGTCCATGCGGTAATCAAGGAACAAGGAGAACCGATTCACAAGGTCCTTTTAGGCAGGCCGTCACCATCCCAGGACTTCGTTCAGCTGGGAGCCTTCGATAAGCAGGGGGCGCAGTGATGTTCGGTCCTCCAGGTCCATGCAATGATCCCGATCATCTCCCGGCAAACCTCGCCGAATGTAATTTTTCAGAGGAGGAAGGTCCTTTGTGTAATCAAAGCGGTGAGAAGTGCCGATATAAATACAGAGTGAATTGTCCCAGGTATATCTCAATTTACCTTTACCAGGTAAAATGTGATGAGATCAATGGCACGCATTATGCTGAACAATTAATAAGAAATCGCCACGACATTCCGAAGGTGCAGGTATGATTGAGCGTGTAACGTTCAATTATCGGGTTTTCACAAGGAATACCCTCTCAAAATACCATTCAGATCGGGTATACTTCACTCGGAAACAATACATCGGAAGCATAAAAGGAAAAGAAAAATATAAAAAACAATTTCTGCATCGTGTCATTTGGGAATCTCAAAAAGGAAAAATCCCCTGGAATCATATAATCCATCACATCGATGGTAACCCCTTCAACAATGATATCCAGAATTTGGAATCCATACCGATACAATCGCATGGAAAACGATACCATCGGCATTTACATGTGCGGATAAAAAGCCGGGACATCCCCGCAATTCTTCAGTAACTTACCAGGTCTCGGAGGAATGCGGAATGTCACCGGCAAGAGTACACTCTCTATCGAAGGATATCAATCTTCTTTTCATAGAAGACAAAAAACAAAAATGCACCTATTCAATGCATCCCCTTATCAATTCAGGGACTGCCAAGATTTCAGATATTTTTAATAAATTTTTACCAGGATCAAAAATTGAAGGATCGAATCCTGTCTATTCAAAAATATATAAAAACTTAAGAAGACTCGCGGATCGAGGCTACATAAAACTTGAAAGACGGACCCGGATCGACTGGGACAAAACCAACGAAGATAGGATGAAGGTAATTGAAGATAGCGTCCGAGGAATTTTTAAAGATTATACAGCAGGGGGAGGGGGCACCTCTTCCAATGGAACTATTATACCGGATATCAAGCCACAAGAACAGGAATTCCACCTACGTCATACGACGGATAACTCAATTTCCATCATCCCAACCGGAAAATACCTTACCTTGTTAAGCCGGATGCAAAATTCAAACCACTTTTTTGAAAATGCAAAGTCAAGGAGTGACATGGGTCAATTCCGGCAGGACCATGAGCTCACAAAAATGCAAAGTGCACCAAAATCCTGCAAGTGCCCGTACCGGGTCAGCTCGAGGACCAGGGGGACCAGGCTGGACGCAATCTTTCAGCTGAGGAGGATCAGTCAGCATCGAAAATTTCAGAGACGGGATAAACGAGTCGTTAACCCTGAACTGGTCCGGGACCTGGATTATGTCCAGGGCAAATTTGACAACTACGTGGAGGACATTGCAGATCTCAAATGTGCTCTGATCAATCGTGAGGACGGCCATATCAAACTGATCGATTATCAGACACGGTTCACCGATGAAACCCGGAAAGATGGAGTGATCGCCCGGTTTTATCGGACCGTGGAGAAGGCAACGGAATCCTACAACACCGGCGTTTTTTTGACACTCACCAGTTATCCCCCATCAGAGGGATCCAGGCTGCAGCATCGCACCAGCCTATGGCATGTCAACCGCTATTTTGCCAGGACCTGGAACGCTTATATCTCACTTTTGCAGAAGCGGAAACGGTCAGCCCGGCGTGATGAGCTCCTGGACGTGATGCGGTCCAGAGTGTCAAAGGTTCGAGTCACCCTCCATGATGCGGAGGGTAAAGTCAAGTTAACCAGGGAGGAAAGAACGGAGGCGCTTAAGCCCATGAGAGAAGAAAATTTCAGACCAAAATACCTGATGGTATACGAATTCCAGAAAAACGGGATGATACATGGTCACTGCGTGATCTTCGGTACTCAGTGGCTGGACAGTTTTGAAAAGATAAAAGCGGACTGGCAAAGACTAGGCCAGGGTGAACGGATCCACGTATACGGGATCAAAAACGAGGGTGCAGGCTGGCAATGGTCGAAAAATCAGCCCCAGGACTCCAGGAATAGGCAGCCCGTAGACTATCTTATGAAATACCTGGGGAAAGGCGTCAGGCTCTCCCAGGGACACGGGATGTATTGGGCGATAAATAAACGGTTCTTCACCAGCTCCCAGGCTCTCACCCACGATCAGGACCTGCCTGCGGAGCTCGAGAAATTACCCTCGCACTATGATTTCCTCGGGACTCTTAAAGGCGATGAGATCCCGGTCTGGCTGACAATGCGGAACAGGGCCCGGGGGATGGGACAACGGTCAGCGGGCGGGGGATGGCTGGACCCGCTGGGATGGGCTAGTGTGCCGGGGGTGCCCTGATGCCAGACGGCAACCGCTCAAAGCGGAATGCACGAATCCAGGGCATTCTCGGACATCTTATAAAATGCAGGAAATCCGGGACCTTGAAAACTGAACGACTTGTCACGATCCTGGAAAAAATTGATTCAAGATGGGGGATCAACCCGCAGCAGATCGGAAACCTCTGCAGGCAAAGAGAGGACCTTCGGAAAGGCGGGGTCAATGAATGGGTGATCGTGGAGGGGACCTCATGACGGAAACCTGCAGGGCGCCGATAAAGTTCGGTGTGAAGGTTTGCCGGGAAAGGAAATGTCCTGAGCTCCAGAAGAACAAGGATACAGCGTATCCAGAAGATGCACAGGAACGGTGCCAGGTATTCAATACCATGCCTGGGACGTTGCCCTGTTGTATCAAGGATCCAGCAATGCCACCAGAGGATCTCTTACGTCATGCGTCATGGAGCCTGCATGCAGATTGGGAGACCTCTCAACTCAACAGGAAAAGACCCGGCCCGAAAAACTGCCCTGCGACCTGTCCGTATAAAATCTCCGAACAGGGAGAAGTATTCGGTAAGTCAGGATCTGACAGGTACGTGAAGAAGCCGGGCATTATCTGGAAATGTGCTTTTTCGGGATCAGTGCTCGGATCCGGTCTCGCGGGATACTGTCTCTGTCATGTCCTGGATAATCCCGACCAGGAAAAGCAGATTGAAACTACCCGACAGACGATTTTCCACAGGTCCGGCTCACCCTTCGATCGTGCAGCCTGTCATGTGGTCGGTTGCCCGGATGGGATTGTCCGGTGCAAGGTCGGGGATATCGTCTGCCCTGTGATCAAGCTCCCGTTCATCGAGATTAAGAAGTGCCCACTATGGCGGATCCCTGCGAAGCTCCTGCCGGCAACCATCCCGCAGCAGGTATCCGAAGAAGAGCCCCTAGGAGTCCCAGACCTCTGCAAAGACTGTCCCTGGTGGGGATTATGCAACAGAGATCAACCAGGAGACCCACCAGGAACCACCTGCAGGATGGAAGAAGCACGTGAATTTGGAAAAGCCTGCAAGACGTATGTCGAGAAAGAAAAATGTGAAAAATGTGAGGCTTCCCCCTGGTGTGCAAGACAACATCATTGTCTCACAGATTGTGATATCGCCGCTGAATATTGTGAGAAAAAATCATGGCATCAGGGATGTCGTGATGAAGCAGTCCAGGCATTCCACCGAAAATTCCCGAAAGCACTCTCGATCTTCTCCCCCAAACCGGAGGAACACTGCGGGACCTGCGGCCATCACAAAACAAAAAAGACGTTCAAAGAATCCTGTCCACGGCTCCCGGAGCTGATGTTCAAAGGCGGGAAATTGTCAGCAGCTGAACTCATGAGTGAAACCGGCCGGCTCAGCTGTGACCATTGGATCACGATACCAGATCCCCGTTGCAAGGAGTGTTCAGCATTCGATGGCTGTCAATCCCATGATCCAGAAAAAGAGAATTGTGTATCGAGGGCGCTGAAAAAATCTATAGACATAACTCTGAAAAAATCTGCGGCAATAAAGACCGATGAAAAACAGCCGGACAAACTTGAATTAAAAATCATCCCGGAATTCAAAAACCTGATCCCTGGACTATCATCCAAGGAATTCAGGGGACTAGAAGAATCCTTACAGTCAGAAGGTTGTCGGGACCCGATCGTGACCTGGAAAGGTATCATCGTCGATGGTCACAACCGATACCAGATCTGCACCGCTCTTAAAATCCCCTTCAAAACCATTGAACGGGAATTCTCCGATGAAACAGAAGCCAAGATCTGGATCATCAAAAACCAGTTTGCACGGCGTAACCTGTTACCATATACCAGGGCAACGCTTGCGGAATCCTTGAAAGGGATGATAGCGGAGAAAGCAAAAGAAAATCAGAAAATACGAAAAGGAAATCAACGAGGGACAACCCGGGCGAATTCGCCGGACTTATGCCAGACCCGTGAGGACCTCGCGAAAATTGCAGGTGTCGGGAGTAACACGATCTCCCGGGTTGAATTCATTAATCAAAAAGCCTCGGAGGAAATTAAACAAAAACTCGTTAACGGTGAAGTCTCGATCAACAGTGCGTATAAAGAGATCAAGAACCCCGGCCTCTTCACCAGTGAAACCGATGAATGGTATACCCCGAAAGAGATCATAGAATCAGTCCTTAAAGTATTCGGCGGACAGATCGACGTCGATCCATGCAGCAACAGCAGCACCGACCCGATCATCCCGGCTGAGCTCCATTTCACCAAAGAGGACAACGGATTATCAAAACCCTGGGTAGGGAAGATCTACATGAATCCCCCGTATGGCAGGGAGATCAAAGACTGGGTTTTGAAACTCATCGAGGAAAAAGAAAAGGGCAACATCGAGGAAGCCATAGCCCTTGTCCCAGCTCGGACAGATACCGAATGGTTCACAGCATTCGATCCACATCCCTGGTGTGCCGTAAAAGGAAGGCTCAAATTTTCCGACAATCCCAACAGTGCCCCTTTCCCATCAGCGATCTTTTATCTCGGACGTGATGAGGACCTGGAAGGCCTTGAACGGTTTTTCCGGGAATTTTGCAAACACGGGATCATCTATCAAACGATTCAGCAGCAGATGGAGGCTAAAGATGTCTAACCAGGGTCATCATGCAAACGTCACGGGGAATTCAGCGGAAAATGTTATCAGGTGTATCCTCATCGAAAAAGGTTATCAGGTGAAACGAAATTCCCCGAAATATATCAACATCTACGGAGAGTATGCAAAACCCGATCTTTTCGTCCAGGGCATCCCGGGTCATGAACAAGGTCTTATCATCGAAGTGAAATATCAATCGGTAGGCGGTTCAGTCGATGAGAAATATCCCTTCCTGATCGAAAATATAAAAACAAAATATCCTTACCCCGCAGTCATTGTCATTGACGGAAACGGGTACCGGACAGGTGCATTGACCTGGTTAAAAATGCATGTTGACGGTAAAAAATTAATTAATATTTTCGGTATAAATGAGTTCCTTTCCTGGACCAACAAATTAGAGAAAAAGGAAAGGAAACCTGTAACCTCGAACGGGAGAAAGGAAATCACTTTTGAGAATTTCCAGGGGGCTAGGGTATGAGTAAGAATTTCAACACCATGAACGGCCGGGACGCTCCAGGTGTCAAAGGACCGCGGATGTCGACCAGGGACTACAAACCCGGGGGACACCGGAGAACATATGCGAAAGCCCGGGTTTTCAAAATCGAATTAAAAAATCAAGGATTCAGGGTCAAGATAAGACCTGATCCCACAAAAGGTGGATACAATATTTTTTACAAGGATATCAGGAGAATCGACCAGGAAAATAATGACCGGCACCGGAGGCGATCGCGATGAGGGAGATCATATTAACCCAGGGCAAAGTTGCATTAGTCGATGACGAGGATTTTGAAGAGCTAAATAAATTCAAATGGTATGCCTCAGTAAAGAAAAAAACATCGTATGCTCAACGGGCTAAAGCCGGTCAAAATCAGAAAAAACTATTTTTGCACCGGGTCCTCATTGATGCACCCCAAGGTTTTGAAGTTGATCACATTGATGGAGACGGTCTGAACAATCAGAAATCAAATCTTCGAATCGTTACAAGGCGGGAAAATGCCCAAAATCGTCATATCAATAAATCCAGTCGATTTTTCGGAGTAACATGGGATAAAGAACATACACGATGGAGAGCAGCAATAAAAATTAAAAATGTAACGAAATATTTAGGTCTTTTTACAACGGAGGAAGAAGCCCATCAGAAATATCTGGAGGCTATCCCATGACTCATATCTTGTTGGTTGCACCGGTCCAGGAAGTCGTCCTGCACAACATTGAGATCTGGGATAACACCGATGTCCACAAGGTCCAGGCATTCATCAAAGACAAAACGAAGGACTACGGGGACATCGAGCGGATCATAATCAGCATGGGGACCGTGAGGATCATGGACAAGGACGACCCGATCCCGATCCCGCTGCAGTATGGCGGGGGTCCGGTACCAGCGTATGCAAAGAAGAGAAAAGATGTGCGATAAAGCATCGTTCAGGCCAGCAGTCCAGCAGCAGCCCCGGTCAGACCGGGAGCTCCTGCAGGCTGCACGGGACCTATGGGAAAGACGGGAGCAGGAGCTGGACGCTGATGAGTGAACGGGGGCACAACCAGATACGGGAGGTCCGCGAAAATTTCAGCTGCTTCCTGCTTTTTGTCCTGGTGCTGCACAGTTTCGGGGTGATCTAAATGCAGATGGTTTCATTAAGAGATAAAATTGTTTTATTTGATGATGATTTTTTATTTTGTGATCTTCGTATCGTAAATGGTTATATTTACATGAAAGGTGTTCCAGTTCATAGGATTATCACAGCTGCACCAAAAGGAAAATATGTTGATCACATAAATGGAAATAAATGTGATAATAGAAAATCAAATTTGAGAATTGTTTCAAATTCTGAAAATTGCCTAAATCGTCATTGTTTAAAAACTTCAAAATATCCACATGTTTCTTTACATAGACAGAGCGGAAAATATGTTTCTCAAAAAATGATTAATGGGAAGATTATAACTTTTGGTTATTTTAAAACTGAAAGTGAAGCGTTTGATGCTATACTATAATCTCTTTTCAACCAGGACTTTTTGCACAATCATAATGCAGTGCGGCAGGTCCGTTTCAAACATCCATCATAGCAGGGTCCAAGCTGCGCTGGGGGGGTCTTCTGAGGGGTCTGGATTCTCACAGCACGCATTCCCGTATACGCAGTACAACATACAGGCAAACGCGATTACCCGCAGCAATCCCCCCAGGCACGATCTGGTTGTTCAATCAATCAATGGAGGCACCTGTTAGGGACCTGTGATCGCTTTTAGAAGATGAACGGAACGCGCAGTGATCAGAGTAGTGGAGGGGGTAAATATTTGGCACCAGTATCCACCGTCGAAGAACCCAAGAAACGTTTATATAGTGGACAAAACGACACTGAATTATGTCTCTCAAAACAGGGATTCAGAACCTTCGTGCAGACATGAAGGTCAGGCAGGAAACCGCGAATGCCCAGGTTGTATCCGGAACACAGCGTGCACGGTCAGCACGGGTCATGGGAATGACCTTTGCCTGTGCATTCGTGATGATGCTTGCAGCCCTTGCAGTTCCTGCCAGTGCAGCGATCGACATCAATGCAACAGTCTCACCGCTGATCTCCGGGATCACAGCACTGATTCCGTCAATCGTGGACCTGATTGTCAGCATTGTCCCGGCCATCATCACGCTCGCGATCGTCGGGTTCATTGTCAAGTTCCTTGACAAGATCCTCTCAATGTTGAGCCTTTGAACAAAAACAAAATTTTTTATTCTGGTTCTCCCAAAAGGAGAATATGGATAAAAAATTTGATACTAATGTATCACACTTTTCTACAAAAGTCAAATTCATCACGGTTCTTATTTTCACAACAGCTCTTATCATTCCTGGTGCAATTGCACAGACCGTCAGCTTTGCGCAGCCCGACACATTAACCCAGAAAGACATCTACCTCTATGCAGCAAATGGATCACTCCTGGGGCTATACAATACAACCTCAACAGGGATCGAACTTCCGAATGACACGGACCTGATTTTCACAATAAAACCTCAATACTCAACACCTATGGACGACCCCCCGGGGTTCCTCGGGGGTCTGCTTGCCGCGGTCCAGACCAATGCCACGACCATTTTGCTTCTCGGACTGATCGGAGTAATGTTATTCAAAAAGGGATAATATGAAATCCCGATATCTCCCATCAATAATTTTCGTATTACTTTTAATCAGCTCAGCCACTGCAGCACCGGTAATCAACCCATCAGTTGAATCCCAGCCGATACAATGCAGGTTATGGTTCACGGAGTGGTTGTGTGTGGGTGGAGGATCTGGAACATCAGGTCCGCAAGGTCCACCCGGCCCGGCTGGAGCTGGAGGGAATACAACAAATTTTTTCAACCTCTCTGCATCCAACGTGACAACAATCTCGAATCTCACTAATTTTTTCACCGTCACGTATTCTGAAATGAACCAGACCCCAAACATGACAGCGGGTCCGCAAGGTATCCCTGGGATCAATGGAACGGATGGAGCTCCCGGTGAGCAGGGACCGCAGGGTATCCAGGGCATTCAGGGTCCAGCAGGTGAGCAAGGGATCCCAGGAGCTGCCAATATGACAGCAGGTCCGCAAGGTGAGCCGGGGGAGCAGGGACCGCAGGGTATCCAGGGCATCCAGGGTCCAGCAGGTGAGCAGGGGATCCCAGGAGCTGCCAACATGACAGCAGGTCCGCAAGGCGAGCCGGGGGAGCAGGGACCGCAGGGTATCCAGGGCATTCAGGGTCCAGCAGGTGAGCAGGGGATCCCAGGAGCTGCCAACATGACAGCAGGTCCGCAAGGTGAGCCGGGGGAGCAAGGACCACCAGGGGAGATCCCGGATTCCTCGCAGTTCCTCTTCCTGAACGGGACTAGGCCAATGACCGGGAACCTCTCGATGTCCTCACAATATATCACAGGACTTCACGATCCGTCAATCGGGACGGATGCAGCAACTAGATCCTATGTCGATTCCGTGAACAACTCGATGAAAAATTACGTCAATGGTTCATGGACATCTTGGACCCCGACATTAAACTATGGTGGGGGAACAACACCGACAGGGACCACACTGACCGCGAGATACAGGAAAATCGATAAAACAATCTTTTTCAATTTTTATCTTTATGCCGTGAACTCGCAAGGTTCAAAGTTATATTCATTCACCCTCCCGGAATCCTTTGAAACTTCATATACCATGATAGATCCGATCCAGGCATTGAACTACGTTGCCGGGTCTTCCCCCTCAACCCAGGACCCATTATGCTATCTCTATTCAGGGACCCCGACGATAGCGCAATTCTACAATTCACGAAACGGAACGGCGGGCAGTTCGATGTGGCTCTCGGCAAATGGATTATACGAGGCGGCGTGATGAGAATGAAAAAACAAGTTTTAATTTTAATTTGTTTCCTGATTGTGATATCAGGAATCGGAATAGTCAATGCAGAATCAGCATCCGGGACTCTCGGAACACCAGGGTTGAATAGTTCAACATGGAACGCACCTTATGTCGGTGGTGGTGGAGGACAATTAGAACATATTAGATCGGGAGCCATTCAATATTCAGAAGGAACAACAGCATATATTTTATTTCCAAGCCATGTTTTTTCAGTCGATGCTGGCGCTCCATCGGGTGCAACCACCCCTTTTAATGTGACATACGGGGGGGTTGAGCTGGGGAATGGAACAATGGGATACCAGAGGGTGTTTGATCAGTCAGGAACAGAAATTCCGGGCAACATCTGGTTACAGTTTAACAACTACTTCACAAATGGGTTAAGTGGTGCCAAGATTCTTGATCTTAATTATAATCATTCAGCACTTTATAGCCTGACCGGTGATGGATTACAGGCGGGAGGCGACGGCCCAAACGGTCTTTTTTCATTTACTGCTTTTACAGGTATGTATTCTGGTGTGCATCTTCAGAACCGCAATACTGGGATATCGGTTGATTATTCCTTGGAAAAATATTCAGACATTGGAAGGATAAACGGGACAGCAATAAAAACGACCGGGGCTTCACAGGTTTATATTGTTGACGGAACAACAAACCTTCCTATCCTTTCTGATCCAACCGTCTCAACAAATCCTCTTTTGATTGACGTCCTTGCGCAATCAATAAAAGTTGCTGTATGGGATGGATTGACTTGGTATAATAGCTCTGTCCTGTTCGGCGTTCCAATTACTCCGACCCCGACAGTCACCCCGACCCCTGCACCGACAATCGCCCCAGGGTATGTGAGGACGACAGTCAAAACCATTGATGGCACGACAGGCAACGAGATCCATGGATCAAATATCTTCCTCTACGATGTGGAGGGGTCAACCTGGAGCAATTCAACATCTGACGGTGACGGCTCACATTATATCGACACCCTCCCGTATCACACAATCAACGCGTATGCAACGTTCACGGCATTTGCGGATCATTACTCGGACGCGGAAGCCCTCGGACTCCCGACCGGGTACGACGGAGGGATCACCTATTCACTCTCGATGTTCCCCCCGGCATTAAGTCCGGGTGAGGGGAATGTTAATCTTTACGTGACGGTGCAAGATGCGGACACGTATGATATCATCCGGGATGCAAGTGTCCAGGTCAGGCTGCCGACCGGTGCGGTCCAGGGAGGGAATACCGGGTCATCAGGCACGGAGATCTTTGTAGTGCCCAATAGCACGGTGATCAACATTGCAGCCACGAAAGCGGGGTATGTCGGTTCGAATACCGTGATCAATTCAGGAGCAGGAACAACGGCATCAGCAACAGTCTACCTGCACAAAGCAGTGGTGACGACAACACCCACAAGCACGATCCCGGCGGGAGGCGTCACACCAGTGATCACGGTTGATTCCAGGACAGCAAGTGAAAAGGATCAGGCCATGATGGATAAGGTCAGGGATGCAGGCCCGACACTGATTGATCTTGCGGTTGCAGCAACGATCATAGGCCTTCTGGGATTGATGGCAAAGGCATTCTAGCGAGGGATCATGAGACATTATTCCTTTATCCCGGTCATCCTGGTTTTACTAGTAATGACGCCCGTGAGTGCGGCCGAGCCCACAGGGTATATGCTCAGTACAATGGATACCCTGAAAACTCAAAAAATCGAGTTCAATGACGTCTACAATATAACATACGATGCCTCGGTAAATGGAAATGCAATAATGCTAATCCACTTCAAAGTGCCGATGGATCATCAGGTTGATTATGTCATCTATACTTGGCAGGAGCAGTTACCAGGATCTGCATCAACATACTGGAATGTCTCTATAATTCCGCCCACATCGACAACGAGCAGTATCACGTTTTCAGGGGAGACAAAAACCTATTCCTACCTCGACACCAATCCTGAATTTGATTATTTCCTCTCGGGATATGCAAAAGAAACGACCACCAACCAGTCAGGGATTATTATTTACAATGCTGGTTACGGAAGTTTCGATAACTCCCTGGCAATTTTTCACCCGGTAAGTTCTTTGTCGACAAACCTGATTTACCGGATTGATCTCTCATCAGACGCACCATTTGACGCGGATATTACTTATGCAGAAACTAGTGCAGTTGCGAGCTCCTCCTCGAAGGACGCGATCCAGATCGCATTGGAATGGGTTAATTTCGCTCTCTCGATAGTTGGAACCATCAAAGACGTAGTGTGGAGTCTATTCACCTGGATTAAATTTTTCTTGATTGATAACGGGCTTATGATGGTCTCTCTCTATATCACAATCTCAATGGCATACTCAGCCTGCACAGCGAAGAATATTTTCAGGTTTTTAGGGAAGTTCATCAACGACCAGATAAAACTGTTCCATTTCCTTTTAGGACTCTGGAAAATCTTGGTCGACATCATTGCAGGGGTAAGGAGTTGGTTCTAAAGATGAAAATCAAGTTTATTGAACAATGGAAATTCAAGATGTTTGGAAGGTCGATGCCGGTCATCAGGGCCGGGGAGATCACAGATAACGGATTAATCGGGTCGTTCGAGCTGGTCGGGAACGTAAAGAAACGGGCAAACTCCCTGGTAAATACCTGGGACAGCAAGGGATGGGAGATCGACAAGTATTCTCAGAAAGTCACGCTGATCAATGAGAAAGGGATTTCAGTCAACGCCTATGTAGTCAGTGAAACAGGGAAAACAATTAACGTCTATACAGAGCCGGTACTGACCCCTAACCTGGAAGAAGTGATCGGATATGCTGCGACCATGGACGATATCGCTGATTCGATGGACATGGGTAAAAGTTTAAGAAACATCCTGATCGGGATTCTGTTCGGGATCTGCATAGGTGTTGTCATCATCAGTCCGGTTTTATCAGGGATGGCTAAATAATGCCAGAGAAAAAGAACGAGGTTGCCACCAGGCCCCCGCCACCAGGGACGACTCAGCTGAACGGAGGACAGTATAAACCTGAACAGCTGGATCCTGAACTCGCCAATCTTGCAATGGCCAGGATGCTTGTTGAGAAATCAGGAACACCCTCGATCCTCACGAAAAAGCAGATTGTCCGGTACGGGATATTCAACGCACTGAACCACGTCCCGCCCAAATACCGGCAAATCTCGGATGAATACAAGGATGCAGAAGGGATCCATCCTGCAGAGTATGAAGTCATCAGTAAAGGAAACCCGACCGGCTATGACAGTTCGTTAAGGCTGTCTGTGTATCGGGAAGTTGCTGCACAGTCAATTAACGAGGGCGGGAAATACTTTGAAAAAGCCTGGGCATTCCTCATGAAACCAAAGTATGTGATCAACGGTATGACGATGGGTCCGGGGATGCAGGATGAAGAGAAAAAGGAGAGCCTGGCGGGCAGGTTTATGAACTGGTGGAGAGGTGGAGGAAAGAATGAGCAGTCAACTAATTCTTGATCTTCATAACATCGCAAACGGGACTGGAGACATAACAATCACCGCAGCGGAATATTTCTCCTTGAAAAAGGAGATCCTGGCAATCTGTATTAATTTCGGGGAAGTCTGCCTGGCGATCGGATTTCTGTTCGGCGCAGTAAGCGTGTATCTCTATTTCAGGGACAAGGAAACCCGGGGTGATGATGGCAGCGTATAACCGCAGCACATCGGCAAAGGGATATGTCGGGATCCCTGCTCTGATATTTATTGAGTTCACTCACTATGGGAGAGGGACCCAGACCTACGAAGAAAAGCGGGTCATACTTCATAAAATCTATGCATATATGCGAGGGTATCTCCCGGTATCCTACAATAAGGACGATAAAATAATAGTATACAACGATGAGATAGCGCCACTCCTGAAGGAAGTATCTGAAGAAATTCGGAAAGCACGGGAGGCATATAAATCCACTTTTGAAAATAAATCCTGTGATCCCGATGAAAAAATATTCCAGACAATCATGGACGGGATTTTCGAACGGCTCGTGGAAATCTCTGGGGTAAGCAAGGTAATCGACAAAGAGAAAATGGAAACGGAAGAGGTGATCTTCTAATGGTGACAATGGGGATCCCCAATAAGTTCCTGGCAAAACTTGACGAGATACAAAGAGCCTTCCTTCTCACGGCAGTAGGATTACGATTCTATGCTGAATTCCTTGTCCAGCACGGGAAACACCTGTTCATATTCGGAACAACAGGATCCGGGAAAACCAATAAAGGATATTCATTCGTCGACTGGCTGAAACACCTGGAGACACAGATCTGGTTTGATTCGGGGAAGGTCGGTGAGATCCTCCCGTTATTGTGCATGGATCGAAAGGTCAGGATAATCACTCCGAAAAATACCAATATCACAATTGAGGAAAGACGGGAGGGGAAATGGGAGAGGATCAAAGACCATCCCGAAGTTGTCCAGGTCTCATCAGCATCAGATGCAATTTCATCGATCAGTGAAGGGTCCTGGGATAAATCCTGGAATAGAATAAGGGATACGATAACGATCATCAGTTTCAGGAACGGGTTTTCTAAAAAGGAACATGCGATCTCCTGGGTCGCTGACTTCTTTGAGAACCTGGCAGATCGGTGCAGGGTCGGACCGATGCCCTCGATATTCCCGGCCACAATTCATGTCGATGAATCACAGTGGGCGATCGCAGGGAAAAGAATATCGGGGGAGGGTGAACGGACAAAGGCCTCCGAAGTCATCACAGAGAACGCCCTGGAGTTACGGAGTGCGAAGATCCGGCTGGCACTGTATGCACAGTCAAACAGGAACATCCCTCCAGCTGCCAGGGAGAACATGCTTTTCAATGTGATCTGCAAGGGAGGGGATGTAACCAGCGATGAAAACGGGAACCTCTCAAAATGGTGCAACTTCGCACCGCAACGGGATCCCCCATCACCGATGCAGTTCAAAGTCCAGCATGGTCGTTTTGTCTTTGAGAACGGCGATTCTTACCCCCCCAGGAATCCTTGGTCTTTCAGACTGTATCCCCTCAAGGAAAGCGATCGGAAGTGGATTGCCGGGTTACGGGTGAGATATGAAGGATATCACGATATCAGCACAGACAAAAACGAAATCGAAGAAGAGTGCATCCCCGAATTGGGAAGGTTTTCAGCTCTGGCAATTAAGCCGGAGGTTCAGGAGATGGCTGAAAGCCGTTTCAATGCACCGTCCTGGGAAGTAGACGAGGGACAGGAAGATCTGGAAATGAGGAAACAACAGGAAGAGTTTTTAAAAAAGTGGGGTGCCGAAGTATGACGGACACTATGAATTATCGAGGGGTAATAAAATTGCTCGGAGCCTCGGTGATACTGGTGATCCTGCTCGCGCTCATGGTCAGTTCAAGCGGATGTGTCACCAGTGCAAAGGAAGTATACAAGGGACTCACAGCAACACCGATCCCGACAACAACACCCCCGACCCCGATACCCACACCAATCCCAACTCCCATCCCGACACCGAAAGCAATTGAGACGCTTGCAGCTCATTACGTGGACCCATTCGTTCACGGTGAACGCTGGGAAGACCAGTGGTTCAAATGGGAGAGGCAGGATGTCCAGGGGATTAATGGGGAGGGAACAAAGGATCTCCTGGTCGGGGTAGTCTGTTATCGGCATGCCTGGCTGGATTATTATACCTGGTGGAATGCAGCGATGGGAAACTATCAGGTCCAGAAACCCGGGGAAGGAAACCGGTATTTTGTTGTATGGGTCCATGAAGAGATGCTGGGCAATGATTCGAGTTTTGACCCGTCAATGTGGATCTTCGATGAGACTGCATTCCTGCTCCAGGTCCGGAGTCAGCTGTATAGCCCGGACCTCACGCATAACCCGGTCAACAGGATCCGGGAGCTCGATCGCCAATATAACTTCTATGACACAGAGGCCGCTCCCCCCTTCGGATATCAGGTCAGGTATAGCGGATACAATCCGGAAACTGCAGGGTATATCGCAGAGCGGATCGGGTGGCTGCGGCTGGGCAAGAGTAACGCAGTGGATGGATACATCATCTACGAGATCCCGAAGGACAGCATGGAAAATGAGATCGCGTTGATCGGATCCTTCTCCCGGTTCGGATCAGCGTATTGGAAGTTTACCAGGTAAAATTGTGTATAGCATCATATGGTTTATCACCACGATCAAACGGGCGATCATCTGTTCAGTCAAAAACAAACGGTGTATGACCTGCAAGATACGAGACTGCGAATTCAGGACAATGATACCATGACTGCATTGAGGAGGTGAGGTATGCAAATAACAATCGAAGATACAACGCCATTATTGGAACTTCCGATGAAGATCAGAAAAAAAGTAGTGGCGGCATGTTTACTCTGTGCAGGCGCAGGCATTGCACTGATGAGTATTTTCATGAAGTTTATCTGATTCTTTCCCGCGATGACCCGGGAAAAATCTCACCCGGCGATGGCCAAAGAGTGATGGAACACCATTTCAAAATGCAGGGCAACATAGCAGGGACAGGTCAGGCTGTCCCTGATCTAATTTACTGCGCTTTTTTATTGAAAATTCCTAGTAATACAATTAAAACTGCGAATACCCATCCGATATAAAAAATCCAAAAAAGAAAACTATTACAACCAAAAAATAAACTGGTAAACCCTGATGAACAAACCTCCGCGTTTTTGGCAAGAGTTCCACCAGAGATTGGAATAAAATATATTATCAGGAGTATAATGCCACCGATAAAAATCAGTCTTACATCAGGTTTTACCATAATGATGTGTGATCTGTTAGGAAACCGATGAACCTTTCTCTATTGATTTTACGAGCCTCACCAGCTCGTTCTGTTGGCAGATCGGCAAGGCTCTGGTGCGTGGCAACCCTCTTTATAATTAAAAAGTCTATTTTGAGATTGCACCCAAAGGGTGCAGAACATAGAATTGGTATTCGAGCGCAAACCTTGAAGGGGGAAACCCCTTCGAACTTTCCTTAAAACAAATTTACTTTACAAAGTCTTTATCATCTACCGGTTCGTAAAAGAGGATCAAGCGGTTCTAGCAACCGTCCGGAGTCATGACCGGGCGGCTCTTGTCGAGAAATCGCATCAGTTGCCGGATTGCCCGGTTTGTGTGGCAATGCCTAAGAACCGAAAAGCCATTAGCGGGTTCAAATCCCGAAACGGCTTTTGCGGAGAATAGGTACTCTGAGGCCAACTGGGTAAAGTAGCGGCATCAAATGATACAAAAGTAGAATCTCGTTAAAGATGAGCATTGAACATCTGAATGATGTCAACCCCCTTAAAAATCGTGATTCTACAGAAGGTAGATTATCATGGGTGAACCCTCGAAAATCGGTGGCGCCGCCTCTCCAGACTGTCTAGGAAAAGAGGGAACGGACGCCAGATCTCAGTTGAGCCAAGAGAACAAAAAAGTTTCGCCTTTCTGCCTGGACTGCAAACCAATTGCACCGGGTCTTTTACCAACATCGTTCCGGATATTCACCGATCGGATCGGTTTAACCTGGTTGTGCGAAAAGCCGTTGACGTGTGATTATGCGATTGTCCTCAATGGAGCGATCGCATCCTGCAGGGTGCGGACCGTCCAGCTCAATGCAGCGGAGAAGGATTTGGGATTCTTATGAGATCTCACACTATCACGGAAGAGCCGATCCCCCAGGCCGTCCCGGTGATGTTCCAGAGACTTCAGAAAGAAGCCCTGGAGCCTATTGAACAGGGAGATGATGCGATCGTATACATCGAGAACGGCAAACGGGTATACGTCAGGAACAGTCCTTCCTTTATCCAGGGCATCGCGGACCTGCTCAAGATCCAGGGGATCCCATTTAGGACATTCAGGAAAGATGAGGTCAGAGATATTGAATTTCTGTTTTCAAGTCTGAACGGGAAGTGGTATACCTGGCATTGTTACGAGTGTAACAGAAGCGGAAGGACGACAATCAAGGAGTTCCAGTGTCATGAGGGGTATACTCTCGTAGACCCGGAAGGGGTGCACTGATGTCGGAGAGATGCACTTGTTATTGGCGTCCGTCATCAACCTGTCCTGAACATGGAGCCCTTGCACAGTGCAGAGCACGTGAAGCACGAGAGGCCGGGAAAACTCGGAATGTTGTTGAATCATTCGATCCTAACCGGAGGGAGTACTGATGTGCCGTGCTGCAGGTGCTGGTGGTGATCCAGTATCCGTTTCAACCAAAATTATGAAGGAATGCATGCAATCAAACACATACGGAGAGAATAAGGGAACCGGGTTCAGTGGATGTCCGATATCAAAATGCAGAGTTTGTGAAGCCAAAAAAAAATGCAGTCAAGAAAACTGGACACGGCTGGGTGGACTATGACCCGCAAACCGATCCACCGGTTCTTACCTCTGACCTATCCCCCGAAGATCAATGGAGTCCGGGACGGGTCCATAACGCAATCAATCCGGCTCACGGATCTGAAAGTCGGGGATTTCATCGCGTTTCATGGATGGTCTGGGAAACCGTATCATTCACCCTGGTCGTTCAGGATGCCATATATGCAGGTTAGACACGCTGAACCAGTCACCATCAGGAAGGATTCAATCTATTTCCCCCTCGAAAAAGTTGCGGTGAAAGCGTGGGATCTGAATTACCTTGCAGCCCTGGACGGAATAGAACCTGCAACGGGTGAAGAGCTGATCCGGGTCCTTCATGCGATGCACGGCAAAGGAACCCTGCACGGCAAGATACTCCGCTGGGATCCGGCCCCTATCAAGGGTCCTGATTTAATCATTGCATCAAAAGAATGGAAAGAAAATTCACAACCGATCGAGCAGGTCCACGCGGTCATCAAGGGACAAGGGGACCCGATTCACAAAGTCCTTTTAGGACGGCCTGAACCAGGAAAGGATTTCGTTCAGCTGGGAGCCTTCGATAAACAGGGGGCGCAGTGATGTTTGGTCCTCCAGGTCCATGTAATGATCCTGATCATCTCCCGGCAAACCTCTCTGAATGTAATTTTTATTCAGAGGATGAAGGTCCTTTGTGTGACCAAAGCGGCGAGAAGTGCCGATATAAATACAGGGTGAATTGTCCCAGGTATATCTCAATTTACCTTTACCAGGTAAAATGTGATGAAATCAATGGGACACACTATGCTGAACAGTTATTAGAAAATCGTCGGGACATTCCGGGGGCGCAGGTATGATTGAGCGTGTAACGTTCAATTATCGGGTGTTCACAAGGAATACCCTCTCAAAATACCATTCAGATCGGGTATACTTCACTCGGAAACAATACATCGGAAGCATAAAAGGAAAAGAAAAATATAAAAAACAATTTCTGCATCGTGTCATTTGGGAATCTCAAAAAGGAAAAATCCCCTTGAATCATATAATCCATCACATCGATGGTAACCCCTTAAACAATGATATCCAGAATTTGGAATCCATACCGATACAATCGCATGGAAAACGATATCATCGGCATTTACATGTGCGGATAAAAAGCCGGGACATCCCCGCAATTCTTCAGTA